CCGGGCGGAAGCGGACCTTTCGTAGTTTTACAAAAGACAATCCTCTAGTGGATTAGGTACCTTATCACTATCTCCGAGCTGAAATTCCTTTATCAGTCTCGTGAGCCTTTGAATGGGGTGATCCTATCCAGAATTAGGAATTGATCATTGTAAATCTCCAAAATTGAGTGGTCCTTGGGTCACTGAAGTTTCCTTCTTCTATCAGTAGTAAGGTACTGACAGAATACAAGATTCTTCAATGACTGGGGACACCGGACGGGAGTGGTTTAATGTCACACTCAGGACTCTTTTTCGTTGGCAAGTCTTTATGAGGTCTTTTCTTGATCTCTGGGGGACTTCGGTCTCTAGCGTGACCCCAACAAGTTTAATGTCATTTGGGACGAAATTGATTTGCTCAAATGCTAATTTTCTCTAAAAGAAAATTAATCAACAACAAAGAATCCATCATGAGGTGATGAAACACTCTGTGGAGTGAGGATAGCAGCACTAGCAGCGACTGAATTTGACATCAGATCACTGAGACTGTTGTATACATTCCAAAGTCTTTTAGTAGCATCGATTCTATCGAATCTCAAATAAATCCATTGAAGGGCCTGAACGGCATGCGACATGAATCCTGGAAGGATTGATGGGGAAGGGTTCATTTGGAGAGCTAAATAGCCTCCAGGACTGGCCTCTAAATTGGCATATGTGACATTTAGTTCAAGCTGCATTGGATCACCTAAGGTGGTCACAGGTTGAATAATGCCCGGTATTTGAGCAACGGAAAGAATCTTCTCTTTAGTGTTTGGGTTATCAGGACATAAGAACTCGATTTCATAATCGACTCTGATGTATCCTAATACTGAGTTAGCAGCCGCATTGGTGTTAGCCCAGACAAGTAATGTACCTTCTGAACAGAGCCTTGGAGGGGAAACTCCTGGAAAATCTAAATATTTCCAGTCGTTATCTCCCTTGGCTTCTCGAACAAAGTGAGTTGTGACCGTGGACCAAGCATTACTGCTGGCTGCATTGGGTAAGCTCACAAGTTGTGATTCAGATTCTGGGGTGTCATCAGCGGGATCGTAATCGATTCCCATGGTGACAGTACCAGATACGGTGGTAGAACTTGTACCCACGAAAGTGGCTTTAAGACTAATAATCCGAAACTTTTCATAAAGACGGGCTAATTGGTAACTTCGTGTATTCAAAAACTCCAAAGGAGTTAAAGGTTGAAAAACACAAAGTGCACCACCAGCAGTAGCAACTTGTACTACACTCTGGAGTCTCTCAGAACCTCTTGATCTCATTTTGAGACCATTCATGGTTGCTGAGACATTAGCCTTCGGATAATGGATTTCCAACCCAGAAGAAACAGGTGCATTGACTCTACGAGTGCTTGCAAAAATGTTCGAGTTCTGATTGGAGTTTCCTTTCTTTTTTTGTTGTTGTGAACGACGTTGGCCTTGTGCAGCGCGATTCGCATTTGACTTTTGGTTATTGTTTGGTTGTTTCATAATTGTATGGGATCCCACTGTATGAATTCAGTGCGACTTTACATGTGAAATTACTAGACGTTCAGCCGTGAAGTCTGTCGGCATTTACACTTTGATTCCTTTCATAGCTCGGCGGAGATTCGATAATAACATACCATCGCAGTTTAGTCTGGTTTTATACCAGGCATCCTTGTTGGCAGTTCTTAGAGATATCTTTATCCACTTCATTGTTATGATGGTCGATATCGGTGATTTAGCACGGAAATGCAGTTACCCAAAGGTGGGAGACTGTCGGATCATTTAGATCCACCGTTTTGGCTGATTAGATTTTACACCCCATGGACAAGTTCTTTGATAAGGTCATTCCGGGACCGAAGACTCCTACTAATTTGTAGAAAGATAAGCTTGAAACCCAGTTGGATCATTATAGTACCATTGATCACTTTGATCAGGGTACAATTCGGACATAAACTGTGAGTATTGCTCATCTTCTGTCATTTGAAGAGTAGGGGGTTCCCAAGTTTCCTTGAGAACCATTAGTCTTTCATCTGGTCTTGTGATATCTTCTATGGACATCATTGCAACTTCCTCCTTATTTAAAGTTCTAAGAATCTTTGAAGGGGGATGTCGGTAAGACATACCATCAGGGGCTGTTTCCTCATCCACAAAAAATGCTTCAGGGTCAGATTGAAGATAGTAAGGCTTGACAAGATCAGGTTTGAATTCAACCACTCCCTCCTCAGAGGGACCAATAAAAGGTTGCATGATAAACTTGTGAAAATGATGGATCTCGATTTGATTCCGTGTACACTCTCTTTTTTGAATTAGAGCTAGGCACCGTTTTCTTGGATCCACCCCCAAAAGCATATCTTCTTCCCACTGTCCTTGAAGGATAGTAGCCCACCTGCGTTGTTTATCTGTGATAAATCTTCTCTTGATTGATAAGATCTCTGGGTACATTTGTAGACCCAGACCCCCTCTTTGAAAGGGAAGAAATAGATTAAATAACCCACCATGAGTTTGTTCAAGAATTTCAGCTTTATAAGATTTTAAAAATCTTCTGAAACAAAATTTTCGAGAATGACACCCTTTCATCATTTCATTGAAGTAAGAGTGTAATGGTAGGTTCTTAATTGCTGCTCGACCAGTCACCTTGACCTGTCGGTTCAACAAACCACAATTAAGGAATTCGATTTTAGTTAGGAGAGACGTTGTCTCATCATATTGATACAATTGACTATTAATAGTCAATGTGTCCTTATGATAGTAATTTTTACCTAAACTAAGTTTAAAACCTAGATAATCAACCCACTTTTTCCAAACTGTGTAAAATTCTGGATTGGCCCTAAAAAGAATATCATCTCCATTTACAAGAACAGGCAGTTGCTTGATCTCAAAATGTCGACCGGTGTACTCTTCAAGAGCGGCCCAATAGCCCACGAGATTAACGACACAAAGAATAGGGAAGGATAGGATAGATCCCATCAATTGACCATTTCTTTGCTCTGCTCCGGAAATCATAGTCCAATCTGGGTAAACTAAATTCTGTTCATATAGACTATGTCGTAGAACAGTTTTTATTTTTTGCCCATATGGTGTCTGTTTCAGAGCCATCTCAAAACACAATTTGGTGGCAGTAATACTGATTCCATCAGTAGCCGCGGAATAGTCCCCAGAAACCCAATCGTGAAATCCAAGATTGAGATCCTTTTCTCTATTGAGCAATTCATAAATTTCTGTCGTACCCATGGGAGCCCCAATTGGAGCAAACTGTGGATAAGACTTAAATAGATGTTTGTGAAGAATTTTTTGAAAGAATGCACTTGCATTATAAGTCGCTGCATTACCTTTGGTAATGGGACGTACTTTTAGTGGCTCGGATAAAGCCTGAACCGAGACTTCATGATCATCCTTAGTGGATAAATGAAGCAATTCGGAATAGGAAATACTCCTGCCTGAAAAGTAGTCAGCAGTAACAACCCCTGGACGAACTTCAACCATTCGCATGAGCTCTTGTGAGAGTTCTGCAGCTTTGTTGGTTCGAACCAATTTTTTGATTAGGTGACCTACTTGACCACCTTTCTTCCTGCTTCTTTCGAAACAGGCAGAAGGTGTAGGCTCTACTAAAAAGGGTTTTTCGGGAAATTCGTGCTGTTTATAAAGTTTTGGAAAATTTTCATAAACTTGCATAAAGAGAGATTTTAAAGATTGGATTTTATCATAATCGCCTGAGGGAGGCTTAGTCAATGCCGCAAAATGAGACTCATAAGCTGAGAGTAAATTACCCTTAGTTACAGGTGCACATCCACGCTTGACTCCTTGAAGCATCCCCCAGACAAACTTTAAATTGAGCTCACACTTTGTATTTTTGAGGCAAATCTTGAATTTAATCAATGATTTGATCTTGCCACTATAAAGTATGGGTCCACCAATAAAATCTTTGGGAACGTTGGGAAGATCCTGATCTAAATATCTTGCTGCTGGGTACACTAAACAGTACTTGGCCCAAGGAAAAAATAAATCAGGATGCCATCTCATCACCCGTTTCAAGGGTGATAACCAATCTTCCAAAGAGAAACCGTAAGTTTCAATCTCTGGAAATGTATCTAAGAGTATCTCTGTCAGTCCTCGGACCAAGAACATTGACTCATAGAAACACCGGGATTCTATCTTATAAGTACCCGTCTTCGAGTTTAGATTCAAAGGAATTATGTCAGCCCACTTAGCTAGATTTGCTAAAGTAGTTGGACTTAATTCATTCACTTTGAAAGAAAACATTTTTGTTGACACATGGTTGCTGTGCCCTGCACCCGGACCCTTCCGTGGTGAGGCCAGTATAACTTCATCTAACGTTTGAAGAAACGTCTGTCCGACATGAGCTAGGCTGGATTTTAACTTTGTTCTTTTCGCATCTAACATATTAGTATGTAAGAGAAAAGAGGGATAATTTTATTGTAACAGAATGGCTTAT